CCACTTGTAAGATGTGTGCCAAAACTGCGGATAAGTACGACAACATAACAGATACTTGCGACAAAACAATAGATACATGGAATAGGAGGGCTGACAATGGAGTTAGAAAACAATATGCTCAATGATTCGTACTGGACGAGAAGGACGGACGAGGAAATCGAACGCGAGAACGCTTGGAAGGAAGCTATAGTGGAGGCAGATTATGAGTACAGGCGCGATCAAGAACTCTCTTGCCGAAATGTATGAATATCTGAGAGAACAGGAAGCATGGCTTCGGGAGGAGGAGAAAGACATTGGCAAAGTTAGTTATGACAGTAGAGCAAATGGAAAACCGGGGCGCGTGGCTGGACGCAAGAAAAAAGGGAATAGGCGGAAGCGACGCGGGCGTAATTGTCGGGCTCAATAAATGGAAAAGCCCGTTCACGCTATGGCTTGAAAAGACCGGGCAGGCCGAGGAAGAAGATTTATCCGACAACGAATATGTTTACTGGGGGAATGTGCTTGAAGAAACGGTCGCGCGGGAGTTCACGATTCGCACGGGGAAAAAGGTTCGCCGCTGCGGGCTGCTCCAACATGAAGAAATCCCCTTTTTGTTGGCGTCGGTTGATCGGCTTGTCGTGGGCGAGAATGCCGGGCTTGAATGCAAGACCGCAAACGGATTCGCCGCGAAGGAATGGGACGGCGACAACGTGCCAGATAGCTATTACGTACAATGCCAGCATTACATGGCAGTGACGGGCGCGGAGCGGTGGTACATTGCGGCGCTCATCGGAGGCAATCGGTTCGTGATGCAGACGATTGAACGGAACGAAGAGGAGATTGCTGCACTCCTCGCGGCTGAAACGGCTTTTTGGAAGAAGGTAGTTGCAAAGGAAATGCCGGACGTGGACGGCACGAAGGATTGTTCGGAAGCACTGGCCGAGAAATTCAAGGGCGGCGCTCCTGCGATTACGCTGCCGAGTAGTGCGGACAAAGTTTTCGAGGAGATTGATACATTGTCGGACACGGCGGCGGGGATTCTTGCACAGATCGAGGAGAAAAAGAATCAGCTCCGGGTTATGCTTGGCGACGCCGAGGCAGGAACGACGCCAAACGGGCGAAAGGTTACTTGGAAAACACAGGCCGGACGGATTACGGTTGACAGTAAGCGGCTGAAAGCTGAGAGGCCGGACGTGTGGCAGCAGTATTCAAAGCAGGGTAATCCTACAAGGATATTTAGAATAGCGGGGTGAGGGAATGGACAAATTCTTTTCGGAGAATGCGCTCAAAATAGCAGTGGAAACGGAAAAGTTGTATTTCAACATGACGCGGGAAGAAATGATTCGCCGTTCGTACGATGTGCTTTCTGATTATGTGATTGCGTTGGCTCGAATGGTCGATAACAACGCGCCGGAGGACGAGATTGAGCAAACCAAAAAAGAAATGGTGGCATTGAGAAAGGCCTTGGAGCCTTATGAAAATGAGTTTTGCGAAATGATTCAAAAGGAAATGAAGGAGGAGAAAAACAATGGCAAACATTAAGGGTGGAGCAATCACACAGGCAACAACACAGGCAGCGGCAAAGCCGCAGAAGGGCATGAAGGACTTGATTCTTTCGATGCAGGGAGAGATTCAGAAGGCTTTGCCTTCGGTCATCACGCCGGAGCGGTTTACGCGTATGGTTCTTACGGCAATGAGTACAAATCCGACGCTGACGCAATGCACGCCGAAGTCGTTCTTGGGCGCTATGATGAACGCCGCACAGCTTGGCGTCGAGCCGAATACTCCGTTAGGGCAGGCGTACCTTATCCCGTACCGTAACCATGGCACTATGGAATGTCAATTTCAACTTGGCTGAACATTTGCGGTCAAGTAAAACTGTGTGAACCCTATTACTCAGGGGTGTACGCGAAAGCGTGCTAACGGGGGAACCCTCCAAAACAACAGGGCAATCCCGTGCTGTAAATCTAACCTCTCATAATGGGAGGTGATAGCGTGATTGCAGTTTACCAAATAACAAACCTTGCCAACGGAAGATTCTATATAGGCTCAACGAATAACGTGAAGCATAGAATGGGACAGCATTTCAGCAAGAATAAACTTCACACAAAACTATTTGAAGAGGACATAGCGAAGTATGGACGAGCTGGTTTTGAAGTGAAAATCTTGGAGGAATGTAGCATTGAAGATTTACGGGATAGAGAAGCCTATTACATTGAGAAGCTAAAGCCACAATACAACAGAGTTTTCAAAGGATATACGGTCACGGACGATGTTAGAAACAAGATCAGCGCGACACTGACCGGGCGGAAAACTCCGCGAGATATTGTGGAAAAACAAAGGCAAGGAATTATACGACATTGGAAAACGCACAAACGCAAACCGACGTATGGAAACAGTAAGAAGGTTTCTTGCGACGGTACTGAATACCCAAGTATGAAGGAGCTGGCACAAGCGATAGACGGAAAAGCACATTCTATCGCAAGGGCAATCAAACGCGACGGTAAATACAAAGGGCATGAGGTTAGATTTGTAGTGTAGAGACTATCGGTGATGAATGTAGCCGAGTAGGCGGGGGGATGAGTTACCCGTCGAAGTGCATGGCTCCCGAAAGGGAGAAGATATAGTCCGGCCCCACAGGATGGCAAACTGTGGGATTGCTGACAAAGGCTTGATTGATTTGGCTTATCGCTCCGGCGAGATTACGGATATTTCCGCGCATGAAGTCTATGAGAATGACACGTTTGAATATGAGCTGGGCTTGGAGCCTAAGTTGAAACACATTCCCGCGCTGAAAGATCGCGGCGACGTGGTTTTGTATTACGCTATCTACCATACGAAGAGCGGCGGGTACGGGTTCGAGGTTATGAGCCGCGAGGATATAACGAAACACATGAACGCATACTCTAAGGCTGCGGGCAAGGGCTTCTCTCCGTGGACAACAAACTTTGACGAAATGGCAAAGAAAACCGTGCTCAAAAAGGTTCTGAAATATGCGCCGCTCAAAACTGATTTTGTCCGGGCCATTACCCAGGACGGCACGATCAAGACGGAGATTGTAAAAGACATGGCGGATATGCCGGACGAAACAGTTATTGAAGCAGAGGCGCAGGAGGTTCCTGACAATGTGAATCCGACGACGGGCGAAGTCAAGCAGACCGACGACGAGATTTTGGAAGCTTCGCTGGACGAGAAATAATTTAATGGCAAAGCCCCCGGTGTAATGCCGGGGGCGAAAGGAGGAGGAGCATGGAAATAACTTTTAAAGGAAGTCCAAAAGAACTATCAGAACTTATCCCTCCCAATATTATTGAAATGGGGGATATCAAAAATGAAAAAGTCGGCGCGCTTGCGTCTGCTGCTTTTTTAAGAAACTACTGTAAATCAAATAATAATTATTGTGCTGGGTGTGTGTTCCATATAGACGACGAGGAAAAAACATCATGCTGTAAGTTGAGCACAGAAGCAACGGCATTTCCGTTTGAATGGAGGTTTACTTGATGACTAAAGTTATTCTTATGGGCCGCCTCGCGCGTGATCCAGAAATCCAAACGACAACCACAGGAAAAGTAAAAGCACTAATGACGCTTGCAGTGGATCGTATGAAAGCGAAAGACGGAACAAGGGCGGCAGACTTTATCGGGCTTGTCGCTTGGGAAAAGTCTGCGGAGTTTGCCGATAAATATTTAGCCAAGGGAAAGAAGATTCTTATCGAAGGCCGCATTCAAACAGGAAGCTATGAGAAGGACGGGCGCAAAGTTTACACAACGGACGTGGTGTGTGAGCGGATAGAGTTTGCTGAAAGCAAAGGCAGCGGAGAGCCGAAGAAAGACGACGGCGGAGAGTATGCACGGCAAGAAGATATTCCATTTTGAGTGAGGTAGCGTTATGGATTTTATCAAACAGTTAAAAGCCTTTGATGAAATCGGATCAGACAACCTGACGCCCAACGCGATTGCTATTTATTATCATCTTTTTATGTTGAATAACAGATGCGGTTGGAAAGAATGGTTTGACGAATCCGATTACTGGATAGGCAGGGCTGTAGGGATAAGACGCAGGGAAACGATTCTTGCAGCAATAAACCTTTTGAAGCAAAAAGGGTTTATTGATTTTGAGCGCGGTTCCAAGCGTAACCAATCCACAAAATATAAAATTATAGAGTTATCCACAAGGACTATTTTACCGCACGAAAATAGCGCAGAAGATAGCGTAAAACATAGCGCAAAAGATAGTCCAAAAGATAGTGCAAAACATAGTCCAAAACATAGCGCAAAAGATAGCGGCAACATAAAACAAGAAACACAAACTAAAACAGAAACTGAAACAAAACATTCTACGCCCGCGCGAGGGAAATTTATACCGCCAACGTTAGAGGAAGTAAATCAGTATGTTTTAGAGAGAGGGTTGCATGTTTCCGCAAAAGATTTTTTTGACTATTTCGATGCCGGGAATTGGATAGATTCAAAAGGGCAACACGTTCAGAATTGGAAACAGAAGATTTTGACGTGGGAGAAATTTCATAAGCCGGAGCCACAAAAGAAAAGCCGCCTTCAAGAAAACATGGAGGCGGCGGAGAGAGCCATTGCATATTTTGAGCGAGGGGAGGCTTTATAGTGAACCATGAGGCGGAGATCATAAAACTATTACAGAGGTATTTTGCGGCCTATCCAAATTCACAAATGGACGCTGGTGCGTTGGCTTTCTATGCCCGCGCGCTTGCGCCGTTGTCTATTGAAACGATTGACGCCGCTATGATGATGCTGATTCGGACGAGCAAATTTTTCCCGTCGATTGCAGAGGTATTTCAAGCCGCTCAATCTCTCATTGACTACATGGAAAACAAACGCCCGTCCGCTACGGAAGCATGGGCGGAAGTTATGAGAGAGGCAAGGAGAAAACACTTGTATAAACCTTGGGACTATTCCTGCGACGAGGTACAAAAAGCGGTGGCTGCGTTTGGCAAGCAGGAGCTTTGCACGCTTGAAGAGGACAAAGTGGGAATTGCCCGCGCTCAATTCATGAAGATGTATAACGAGATAGTTCAAGCAGAAAAGGATCGCCGGAGA